CTGAACGTCCGCATCGACGGCGTGGACTACGACCCGTGCGGGATGGTCGCGGTGTACGACCGGAACCGGATCGTGCGGACCGACGGCGGGCAGTGGCCCGTGTGCCAGGAGCTCGGGAAGGTCGACGGGCCGGGAACGTGGTCGATCACGGTGCTGGAGGGGCAGTGCGTGCCCGACGGCGGCGACTGGGTGACCGGGACCCTGATGTGTGAGTTCCTGAAGTCGTGCCTGAAGCGTGACGACTGCCAGCTGCCGCGCCGGTTGCAGACGATCACCCGGCAGGGTGTGACGCTCGGGTTCAACGACCGCTTCGAGAACCTGTCGATCATGCGTACCGGGATCTGGGAGATCGACGCGTGGATCGAGGAGACCCGCTTCGTGGGTGCGGCCACGCCGTCGATCATCTCGCCCGAGCTCCCGCGGCACACCGAACTGACGTGGCCGCGCGCGATCGACTGCGCGGGTAGCTCGTGAACACGACCAGCCCCGGGGACGCCGTCGACCTGGACCTGCCGTCGGACATCGCGCACCGCGGCGGGACGATCATGGCGCTGGAGCTGCTGTCCGACATCCTGGAGCTGCTCACCGACGACGAGTCGCCCGGCGGGTGCGCGCTGCCGTGCTTCTGCAGGGTCGCGATCTACCCCGGCGGAACGGACATCCCGTTGGACTCGTGCTCCACCGGTGGGTCGTGCGGCGAGTGCGACGGGCAGCTGTGGGCGGCCCTGCAACCGATCACGCGCGTCCCTGGCGGGAGCAACGCGGGCGACGGCAACTGCCAGGCGTACACGTTCACGGCGCAGGTCGGCGCGACACGGTGCGCCGCGCCGATGCGGGACGACGACCTGAACCCTTTCCCGCCCGTGGACGCGATCCAGAACGACGCGATCCGGCAGGCGATCGACGCCGACGGCATCCGGTACGCGATCGCGTGCTGCCCGACCCGGCCGCAACGCCTGAAGGATGCGGGTATCGTGCTGGAGAGCTGGACGCCGTTGGCGTCGGGTGACTGTGTCGGCGGGTCCTGGACGATCTCGGGGAGGTTCGATGTCTGCTGTTGACCGCATGGCTGTTCGGACGCGTAGCGGCGAGTACCGGAGCCTGCCGCGCCGGCAGGCCCTCGCGCTGATCGCCGCCGGCCGCGCCGAGGCAGATAAGGGTTCGCGACTGGCCGCGCCGCCGCTGCCCGAGACGCGGGAGGCCGCACGCGCCCCGCAGGCGCCCGCTGCGGGCATCCGGGCGCCACGGGTGCCCACGACGCCTGAAACGCCGCGCACGGCCCCGCAGCGTGCGCAGACGCCGTCGCAGATCGTGGACGCCGCCACTCACGGAACGCTGCCCGACGTCGTGGACGTCGAGGACCACTACCCGGCCACCGAGGACGCTGGGCTGGAGTTCCTGGAGGAGCTGCCCGACGACGTCGACCCGGGCGACGTGCCGACGGTGTACGCCGTCGAGCTGCCGCCCGAGCCGAAGGCGACCGCACGCCGCGCGGAGTGGGCCACCTACGCCGACAGTCTCGGTGTCGAGGTCACCAGCGCGATGACGAAGAACCAGATCCGCGACGCGGCGCAGGACGCCGCACAGTCCCTTGACCGTTTGCCCCAGCCTGCCCGAACGGGTGGACGACTGGAGACGCCGGAGGACGAGCCGGCCACCGAACGGGTGGCCGATGACGAGGATCCGGGTACGCGGTAGCGGAAACGTCACCGGTATCGGTGACGCCGTACGACAGATCCGCCAAGAGGTCGCCCGCGAAGTAGGCGAGGCGACCATTCGGCGTGCCGCCACACGCCTTGACCGGCACCCGTCCGGGCGTCTCGCGTCGAACGCGATGCGCGTGGAGGCCGGCGCCGGCATGGCGACGATCGTCTCCCCCATGGGTAACCCCGGGGTCATCCCGGCATACCGCGACGCGCAGGGGTTCTCGCGCTGGGGACGCCGGTTCATGTGGTGGCCCGGTGCGCGGCACCCGGTGCGGTGGGTGCGCAACTACAAGGGGCTGCGGCCCCTGCTGGAAGCCGAGATGTCACGGGTCACGGACCGTGACCTGGAGTCGATCAACTACATCGTGCGATGAGACAGGGGCTGTGCTGTGGCGATCAAGATTCAGGATGACTACGTCGAGCAGGAAGAAGAGGTCTACCTCCTGGACGAGGGGCCGTTCCCGTTCTTCTACCCCCGGATGAAGCCGATACGGCAGGCGCGGCGCCTCGTGCTCGAGGTCGGTGAGCAGGAGGCCGCGGGCGAGATCGTCGCGTCGGTGAAGCGGTGGCTCGCGCAGGGGTTCGGCCCGGAGGCGTGGGCGCACATCGAGGGGCGCCTGGCGGACGTGGACGACCCGTTGGACGACGACCACCTGGACCACCTGTTCAAGGCGCTGATCGAGAACCGCACGGGCCGCCCTTCTTCGTCTTCTACAGGTGCGTCGCGGCAACCGTGGAAGAAGGAGTCAACGGCCGCGGAGTCGCCCGAGGTATCCGATTCGATGATCTAGACGCCCGGGACCTGTGTGACCTGGTCTTCTACTGGCTGCTGGAGAACAAGGATGAGGCGCAAGCGATGAAGGATCGTGGGATGTTCGAGGTCCCCCCCAAGGGGTACCGGGGCAGTCTGCGGGGTACGTCCTGGGACCCGGACGCGATGAACGCGGACTATTTCAACAACGCCACGACCGTTCGCGCCGGGGAGCTGGTGTAGGCCATGGTCATCCGGATTCCGGTCGTCATCGACGCCACGGACAGCGATCTGGCGCGCACGATCTCGCAGGACGTTGCCCAGGGGGCGCGTGGTGCGTCCCGTGTCGGGCGTGAGATCGGTACTGAGATGGGGCGGGGTGTCTCGCAGACTCTCGGGTCAGCCCTGGAAGGTGTCGATAAGGAGTTCGCCGGCGCGGGCCGCGAGTCGGGCAAGACGTTCAGCGACAACTTCTCCAGCACCGCGGACGCCGGCGCGAAGGACGCTGCGGGCGGGTTCTCCAAGGGCCTGTCCGGGGCGCTGAAGGGCGGCCTGGCCGCAGTAGCTGTCGCCGCCGCGGCAGCGCTGACAGCCGGGTTCATCGGGGCGATGGAGAAAGAGAAGCAGGTAGACCGGATCACGTCCGCGCTGGCGTTGACCGACGCCCAGTCGCAGCGCGCTGGTGAGGTCGCGGGTTCGCTGTATGCGGGCGCGTGGGGTGACTCGATGGAAGAGGTCACGCGCGCCGTGGAGTCGGTGATCTCCTCTATTGACGGCATGGCGAGCGCGTCGACGTCCGAGCTCGAGGGCGTCACGGCGTCCATCCTGGACATCGCCAGCGCGTTCGATATCGACGTGGGTGAGGCTGCGCGCAACGCGGGCATCCTGCTCAAGACCGGGCTGGCGAGCGACGCGACCGAGGCCGCTGACCTCATCACGAGGTCGCTGCAGTCGGTGCCCGCGGCGTTGCGCGGCGAGATCGTGGACGCCACCCAGGAGTACTCCCAGTTCTTCGCCGCTGTCGGACTGGACGGGCCCGAGGCGATGAAGCTGCTGACCGATGCCGCCGAGGATGGGCAGTTCGGCATCGACAAAATGGGCGACGCGATCAAGGAGTTCACGATCCGCGCGACGGACATGTCCGACGCGTCGGTGGACGCGTTCGACGCGATCGGCCTGGACGCGCAGGACATGGCGAACAAGCTCCTCGCCGGGGGTGACACGGCACGAGACGCGTTCGACACCATCATCGACGGGCTGCAGGGCATCCAGGACCCTGCGGACCGGGCGAACACCGCGATCGCGCTGTTCGGTCCCCCGCTGGAGGACATCGGGGTTCGGGACATCCCGCAGTTCCTCGCCGGCCTGCAGGATCTCGACGGTGGGCTGCGGGGCGTTGAGGGTGCCGCCGCGTCCATGGGTGACACCCTGAACGACAACGTCGCCACCCGCCTGGAGGCGCTCAAGCGCGGCGCTGAGACCCTTCTGACCGAGGGTATCGGGGCGCTGTTCACGGCGTTCGATCAGGGTTCGGCGGTCGCCACCCGGTTCGGGCAGGCGTTCGCCGGCACGGTCGAGGCGTTCGAGCCGGTACGGGCGGCGCTCGCGGAGCTCGTGGCCGAAGCGGGCACCCGGCTGGGGCCAGTGTTCGCAGAAGTCGGCGCCCGGATCCAGAACGACCTCCTGCCGGCCCTGAACGATTTCGG